CTCAGATTCTACAATACAGCACCTTGACAACTTGCTTCAGTTTGCTCTTGCTCTGATGAGGGATGGGGCTAGGGTGCATCTGATAGAAGGCTGCAATCAGCAGGGACAAAGGTGCGTCGCTGATATAGACATACTTGTAACCATCCAAGATGTTCTTCATGCTTGTGACATGACTGTTGGTCATGGCAAACAATTCATGACTGGTTATTTCGTGTTGGACCAAGGTTCCAGCATGATAGCCTCTGAGAAGATGGATAAGCTTGAAACCATGATGAGCTCTAACGGCTTCAAAGGAGTGTCCATCATAGTTGCACCTCAATTTGGAAGCCGAATGACAGTTCCCATCTTCAGTTTTGAGTGCTTGTCAAGAAGTATGGAGGACCAATTTGAAGCATGTGACAGAATGATAGATGACATACATGATACTCTGTATGAGGATTACTTGGTATCACATAATGAGTTCATAGAAACAGAACTGCAAAAAATGGAATCCAAACCAGGTTATAATGATTTCCACAAGCCGATCTACAAAATAAGAGACAAAGAGAAGCTATCATCTGGCATACTTGAGAGATGTGTTGAGCATGCGTCAATAAATTCAGGATATGCTGATGTTCTGGAGGAGCTGGATCATTTGGGTGGGACTTCATGCCTGAGACACATCATATCGGACAGCATCATAAAACCTCAGATCAAGTTTCCAAGATTTGCAAGATCAAAAAATAGTGAATCCTATGATGATAAGATGATGAGGCTAATGAGGAGCTCAGATCATCCACTGTTTTTTGAGATATACAAGAGCCTAACTGGTGCAAAATCAAATGTGAAGGCTACAAAAGTCATGTTCAGATCATCAAGAGAACTTCATGGAAGTAATCTAACAGAGTCACGAACAGTCTACAGACTGGAATTCCTAGACGGCACTAGCCTCAGCTCTTTCAAAACATCAATACCTGGAAGAACTTTCGACATTCAATCTGCCGAGGATTTGATGAAATCTGAGAACATGAAGTTCACTGCAAAAACAGAAACCACATTCATGGAGGAGAACATAATAACGATGATTGATGGATGTTTTGGAGATAGAGAAATAGATGAATACTCTAGAAAGATCATGGTTAAGAGCATAGAACCATTGCTTGGAACAAAACTTCTGGATCTGATTGAATGTAACCAGAAAATTTATGAACATCTTGCTCATAATGTCAAAAAATCGAGAATGAATCTCGGCAAGTCCACACATGATGGAAGATACGTCAATGTCAGCATCACAGTTGATGTTGATAGGGAATTTATGGTTCTCAACAATCTGACTTCTACTCTGTCTGAAATAAACACGAGCACTTGCATTGTCACTGGTGAGATAATCCATGATATGTCCGAAATCATTTTGCCAACACTAGATAGGAGCACGAACTTGATCTTCATATCTCCCGATGAGCTGAATTGGGGCACACTCAGTAGTTTCAAATTTGTATCAGTGTACACAATGCTGAACTCAATGAGCATGCTAACAAAGGACCATGATTTCATGCCACTCTTCTTGTATTTGATATTCCTAGTGAATAAAATGAAGTTCTCAAACTTTTCGGAGCTAACTAGGTACGCTACGATAAACGCAACGGGTATTTCCAACGGATCTAAAGAGCTCATCGAAAAATGCTTGACTGATGATGGTTACAGACCCAAATCATTGGCTGAATACCTCTACTGCAATAGGCTCATCAAGATGTGTTCACTAACCGAAGTCCTTGCATCTAACAGAAGCAAACACAAGCTACTTGGAAAATTCAGGAGTGATAATAGTTTTGGAACTTTATCTGATGACGTTACAGATTCAAACATATGGAAAATTGCAATGCCGTATGAAGAGAATTTCATGATGACCGACGACAATATGTTCAACGCAATTTACTTTAATAAATTCCTATACCATGAGCACTCAGATGTTTTGCATAGGGATTGTAAGACAATGATGAATGAGTTGGGTCACATCAACAGGTATCAGAGCTTGAAAGAGAAATGCAGGGATGGTTTCTTGGGAAATGAGGAATCATCTGGCAGATATTTGAGCAATCCTAGATATCACAAAGAAAGCATCATGGCAAGCATAGTCAAGCACTACAATGCCAAGTTCAATCTCCCGCCATCAGGGATGAAATTCAAGGACATTATATCTGCGACTTATAGCCAAGATAGGTATAGGAGCATAACATCCAAGTTCAGTCTATCCAGAGTAATGAACCCAAGAGGATCCATGTCCTGTGGGGATAGTGTTTGCTTCAGAAATGTGGATGTCAAGATTAAGGGAAAAGATAAGCCAATACGACAGAACTCAAAATGCTGGGAAACTAGCCTGATCTGTTTAGACAAGGCATATGATGGTAAGCCTCAGCCATCAATATCGGATGTTCGTTCATACCGCGGAAAGCCAGAAGAAAATGGCAGCGTTTCGCCAATGATGATAGAAAGAATGCTAACAAGATCCCAAAGCTTGATGCCCAGCTTGATCCTCAACATGAAAAGCAATTCTCAATATGCAAGCAGAGCCGTGCATAAGAACGGAAGAGGATCTGGCTCCAGTTACCGTGAAATCCACGTCATGAATCCTGCCATGAGGTTTGGTTGTTTTTTCTCAGAGCTTCACGCTAGGTCAATAAGAGATGACTCAGCTCGTTGTGGCATCATGAGCAACGTTATGGAGAGATCAGATAAAGATGACATCGCTGGGTCTTTGTTCAGAAAGTACTCAATGATGAAAGGCAAGAAAAGCATAGTGATCTTCGACAATGCTGATTGCAGCAAATGGGGACCAAGCATGCTTCCTTATCTTCTCTACTTTCACTCAGCAGTCAGATCAACTGTACCCAACCTTAGAAATATGCTCAGACATCATTACAAATCTCTATCAAACAAGATATTTAAGCTCACTGATGGTATTATTGAGCGATGGGATGATGCTGGAGTTCCAAAAGCCATGGCTGATCTTAGAGATGAGCTGAAAAAATCTCCTTATTTCAATGAGAAATCCATGTTTTTGATGAATGATCAAGGCATGGGTCAAGGCCTCAATGGAAATGCCAGTGGAATCATTCAGGATGACTGCCTTACTCTTAGCTCTGAGATGTTCAAAAGATCCGTGAAAGGTAGTGATCCCATAATTGAGTTCATAAGCACATCTGATGACTATAGCCAGTTTGTGAAGATTGACAAGGATGATGATGAGGAAGACACCGTCAACAAGCTCATAAGCAGGCTGACAAGTATAACAACGTGGGTTCAGGCGAGCATGGGCATCGAGAGGAACAATAAGAAATCAACAAAGTCTGGAAAGTGGTCTGAGTTTAATAGCGTGTTTAGAACACCAAATGGTGTATTTGATGCTGAGATCAAGATCAGAACTTCTTTTATAGATTCATTCCATGACTATGATTTCGCTAAAATGGCAATATCTGCTATGGAAATGTCAAAAGAGGCTCTTAGGAAAGGTATGGGTCTTATTGGCTCAACATGGGTCCATTTGCTGTCTAACCTTGTTTGTCTTCACCAAGGATCTATGATAGGAACTTTCAGGGATTGTCCGGAAAATCAGTACAAAATACCAATAGAGCTTGGTGGAATAATCAGGCCTGACCCATCAAGGCATTGCTATGGCGGTCAGATGTATTCGCTGATAGAAAACTACTGCATGATCAGCCCTATGAGAATATCCAACATTGATGGTCCTCACTATCAGGCCTTCACTGATTCAGTGCAGCATTTGCCTGATATATTGTCTGGAGTTAGATGTAATGAAATTGGTGACATTGAGCTGGAGAAGATTGACAAAAGCTCAGAGATGGTTCGGATAAAAGTTCAGAAGTTCACTCGAAGTGGGTTGGTCAATTTGACTAAGAGAGATTCAAAAATGTCTCGATTGTTTGAGGAGTTTCTGCGGAAAATACCGGAAGACCTGGTAAAGCAGTCGTTCAGATTCGGATCCAGAAACAACATAATGAGGTCCCTGTTTACTCTGCCATCAAGGATGGATGAGGTGACCACCCACAGCGATTCCTGCTCCAGATTTGTAATGCCTCAGGTTGACAAAAAGATCAAAATATACAAGGGAAATTGTGCTCTTCTTGGAGAGCTCAGGTACAGCCGTGAAGACATTATATCGGTAGCAAAAACCTTTTGCACCAAAGCTATTGTGTTTCATGATGGGTACCTGGAGTATTCGGGGAGGCGTGTCGACAAGTCATCAGAATTCAGAATTGATACGGACAAGCTGATTCATATGGTCAGAGAGATTGACGAGCAGGTGTCATCTATCAAGCAAACATCATTAGATTCAATATTTTCAGTTTGTTACTGTAATAGGAGGATGAAATCAAGAAGATACGAGAACGATTATTCATCCAAGGCTGATAGGAGTAGACACATCCAGGCTTGGGAAAGAGCCAATCTACCTAAAGGTCTCGGTGGAAACTCAGATCATGGCGTCTACGATTTCATAACCTGCTTAGACACGCTCAAGCAGTCGATTGAAAAAATTTCAATTACGAATGTTGTGTACAGGCTGTCTGAATTGAGCACAGATCTTCAATCATCGCAACTGGTAAATTCCATCAGAGGCAATTATATAGAAAATGGAAGACTGATATGCAAAGCTGGCCAAATTAATGACTCACATAAGTTCACTCTCAATCGAATTCGAAGGACATTGTTGTCATTCAATGAAGACAAGCAAGAACCAGTGATTGGCACATCAGATATAACACAGTCTGATTGTATGAGATTCTCCAGAATTGATATAACCTGGCTCGTTGATAGATACACTCAGGACCCATTGAGAAACGACTGCATACGTCTTTTGCACGGTATAAGCGTTTGGAATGACTCACAAGAGAAGCCAAGAGAGTTCATAGTTAGGAAGAACTTCAAACCAAACAAAAACAGCTTCTATTTGGACAAACAAAAAACATTGTTCTATGAGGTGATGATGAATTGTGGATCTGTATCAAGCACCAGAATGGCTATCAAAAAGGGGACTTCATGGACTGGCTACAATGTGACATATGACGGTGACTATATGGACACAATCAGATATGAAACCGATTCAGAGAAGTATTTCAACTATTATGCTATGGATGTTGATCACATAAAGGTCTATTTAGGTAAACTTGGTGATTACATAGTTCTCGACAAATTTTACAGAGATGTTGGAAAACCTTATCCAATGTGCCCATTCTGCAAGTACACCTCAATGGAACTCAACACCTGCAGCTTTATGACTGGACTATCAGAATCTCCATTCAATGAAGATGAAGCGGATGAGATAATGGGTTCTACTGATGAGATGATATATCAAGCTGCCATGAGAAGAATAACTGATGAGCCGGAGGAAGTTATCAAAGAAGACAGCATAGATGAGGATGATGATATTCAACTGGAGGATGAGGGTGTATTCGATGATGATGATTTCAAAGGCATATTCTCAGTTCTATCCGAGGATTATGTCGATGCCAATTATGAAGAGGTTGATGTTGCAGAGGAGGTTGTTGAAGAATCAATGTCTTCAAGGCCCGAATCAGTCTCATGGCTTGTCAGCAATGACTCATCTTGGGGAATACAGTCACAGATCGTATTTGACAAAGGCAAAAGGAAAACAAAATATCGATTGACGCTTCCATTTGAAATGGATAGATCAGAGTACGTGAATATTAAGTGTGGATCAGAAGTCAAGACGATCTACAAACAAATGAAGGAGGAACTTGAGATGTCAGACTGTGAAGATGTAGACTTCAGAGTTGCAATGCTTAAAGTCAGCTTCAAAAGAGCATTTCTAAACATGAACGTTTAGTCTCTTTTGTTGTTGTTTTGGCCTTAGCCCCTAGG